CTAAGGGAGCCGATGGGTCTCCTGCAACTTCGACTGATACCTCTAGCTCTACAACGACGACGACTCCTACCACGACTCCAACGACGACGGCTCCTACCACGACACCGATGACGGTGAAACCTCCGGCGGCCTTCCCGCTTCCACCAACTCCTGCTGTGCCTCCGATCTTGGGTCTTGGAGCCGGTCATCACACGATGCCTACTTCTTCTGCTGGCTCGATGCCGTTCATAGGAAAGGGAGAAGGTGGCGGTGGACTCGATGACATACCGACTGGAGCTCTTGGAGCCATCAGAGGCATCGGTCATACGGAGACGGCCTATGAAGAAGGTCAGGCTTACTCCAACACTACGAACCAGGGTGACTACAAGAATTATGACGTAGCTGGAAAGAAATTGCACTACGACAGCGGCTTCTATCAGAACAACAAAACCGACGTGAACGAGGCCGTCAACGTGCTTGGGATGTCGCGATCCCAGGCAGTGCATCTCAGGGGCTATCGCGATGACAGTGACCAATATGGAGATCCAAAATTGGTTGCGTCGCGAAGGAGCAGCTACGAAGAGCAGACGCTGGCAATGAACGAGTTTCTCAAGAGGAAGTATCCGAAGCAATATCAGGCGGCCGTGGATGGCGATCCCGAGCCGCTTCGTAAGGAGGTCGCTGATACTCATCCGAAGTGGTTTGGGCCTTCGAGTCTACCGAAACCTGGAGGTGGTCTCAAAGGTCGGCCTAAAGATTACCGAGCAGAGGTGACTAGGACTAAGCTTGGGCGTGAGTCTGAGACTCGCGTCGGCGCTGCGTCAGTGCTTGGGGGAAGTACTTTGCCAGAGCATGCCCAGGACACGTTTGCTTCGTTCCCTTCGCGAAACATAATTGATGGGGAACAGAGTGGAGCTACGCACAACGTCCAATCGAATGGTCACGTCCAGATCGACATACCTCATCCACACCAAGCTCGACCGAACTCTGGTCATCTCTTCAACAGAACTCCTCCGAGACGAAGAGTTCAGATGCAGCCGGCAGAAGGTGGACCTTCTGAGCCGTCGCGAGGGACGGCGTCACTGACAGGATAATTGATCTTATGTCGACGATCCTTGACATTCCGAACACGGTCTGGCGCGATCAATTGCTGCCGGCGATGTTTCGTGGCCAACAGTTTCACATGGAGTCGATGAGTCGGGAGAATGGCACTCACGTCGTGACCCATCAATTCCCCAAGCGTGACGTGCCTTATTCCGAGCCGATGGGCCGCCGTGCTTTCGAGTTCACTCTCCGTGGCTACACGATCGCTTATCCGTTCAACAGCAATCAACCGCTATATCAGCGTGACTACAGGGTGCCGCGTGATAATCTGATCAAGGTTCTCGAGGAAGGTCTGCCAGGTTCGCTTCAGTTGCCGACGCTGCCACCGATGTACGTTCTCTGCACTCGCTACCGCGTCACGGAAGAGGAGAAGCTTGGCGGGTATTGCTCATTCGACATGAGCTTCGTGGAATATGGCATCAAGCCAACGTTGAGCGCTCAGGATACGTTCGCTCAAGTCGTCAGTACCTCTGAGACTCTTAAGCAGCGCGTTCAAGCAGTATTGGCACAGGCGCCAATCACCGTTGGTCTGGCATCATTGAAGCCAGGACGTCAAGCTGGAGGGCCTCAGGGTCCGATCGTTCCGCCGCAAGCAACGGCTCCGCCTTCTATTCCAGCTTTCTTTCCGTCTCCTATTCCTCCATTCTCGCCTATCACGGGTCCACCGTCTGTTCCGCCACCGCCATCTAATCCTGCTCCAATTGTTCCGCCATCAAATGGATCGTAGATGCAAAAGTCCGATGCCATCGAGGCGGCCGATATCATTCAGCGAGTCGCCCAACAGCTTTTGTTGTGCATCCCGCAAGCCGGCGAGCTTGGCTCGCAGGCTCGCACTGCTCTTGGCGATCTCATCGCCAATGCGTTGACGATGCTGGCTGAGAATACCGTCGGAGTTCCGCTGACTGATTGCTTTGATCTAGTGCGAGAAGCAGGAGCTACTTCTGCTCAATTTGAAGGCATTCGTAGAGACACGGCATTGCAGACTCCGGTGACTATCGGTGGCGTCATCGTTCAAAATTCTTGCATTCAACTGTGCTTGGCAGCTGAGGCAGAGATCATCGCTGCCATGACATTCGTGAGTCGTCAAGATGTCGAGGCGATGGTGTTGTCGATCCGTCAGCCTTTCGCTGATGCCATCGAGCTGGCTGCCGACGAGATGGACCAGATGACGTTTCAAGATCTCATCAGCCTCCAGGCGGCGGTGACTAATCACTTGGTGACGACAGGAAGACCTCTGCCGCGCTTGGTCAACTATCAGTTCGCTAAAGTCTTGCCGAGCTTGGTGATTGCCTATCGCCTTTATGCCGACGCCAGTCGCGCTGACGAGATTCGCAACGAGAACAAGATCGTTCATCCCGCATTCTGTCCTCCTTTGGGCTTAGCGCTGGGATCTTAATCATGTCCTTGGTCGATCCTGCAATCTACGCTTCGTTAGGCCAAGACATTGCCGTCTTGAAAGCGAGAGGAATGGAGTTTCAAGATTGGGAGTCCGTCTACGTTCAGATTCGCTGGAACGACTCCTTTGATTATTGTCGTTTTACGGCAACCGAGCGACGCGAAGATGTTCAGCCTTACACCGGGACGCCGCTAATTCAGTTCAAGCCGTGTGATGACATAGAGGTTTGGTTGTCCGGTCAGCTGGCGATGACCGGTGTGTTGACCGAGCGTCAAGTTGCTTATGATTCAGATAACCACGGCGTTCAACTGCTCGGCAAGGGCATGACGATGTGGGGCTACAAGTCCAGCGTCAACAGTGAGACTGGATCGTGGGATAACATGCCGTTCGAAGCGATTGCACGTCAATTGCTAGAACCGTATGGAAAGGTCAAAGTCGTTGGTAAACTCAATCCTCTGCCATTCGTCCACGTTCAGAATCATCCAGGTGAGCCAATCTGGACGTTCTTGGAGAACTTGGCGCGACCGCGCGGCATCATTCTCGCTTCCGATAAAGACGGCAGCTATCTGCTGATCGGTGAAAGAACGACTTCACCTGATGGGAGCTTGGTTGAAGGAGTCAACATCAAGTCCTTCAACATGACCGTCAACATCGACGATCAATTCTTGATCTACAGAGCGATCGGCCAAGTTCAGGGCAGCGACTCCTCGAGTGGCACAGCAGCCAACGAACAGCAGAGTTCTCCGATTAAAGGCACCAGCTGCAAGGCGTCTTATTTGTTGGTGCCGGCGGAACAACCAGTGACTAAAGGCGAGCTCGACGATCGCAACAAGAACGAAGCTAAGTGGCACGAGGCTGCCAGGATCTATGTCACCATCGTAGTTCAGGGTTGGACCTCTGATGGCGTCCATCTCTGGCAAGTTGGCTCCAGCGTGTGGGTTAAATCTCCGATGGGTCCTATCGACATGCCTATGAGTATTCAACGTGCCACGTTCACTCAGGATCGCAACGGTGGTTCGCAGACGACGCTGGATTTGGTGCTGCCATGGATGCTCAATGACAGCCAGGTCGTCGGTCTGCGTGAATATACGGCGCCGACTGCAGCAGATCCTGCAACACTGGCTCAGATACCATTTGCTTAGGAGAATTTCATGCATCGCGCAACTCCACTCAACAGCTCGTTTCGAGGCTACACTGCTGGTGGTGCAGCTTCTACCGTGCATGGCGCTGATGACACCAAGCTCATGCAGGAGATGGCCGGCGGCTTCATGAAGAATGAATTTCGCCAAGCTCTTCAGGCGCCGCAGAACTTTGGCTTCACTTCTGTGGTGATGGACGCGATCAAGAGCGGAGCCGGCCAGATCATGGGCGCTGCCGAGACGTTCGCCAGCTTCATGGGAGGCAACAGAAGTTTTCCCGTCGCCGGCAACATGGATGATCGCCGCCATCGCCTCAACGGCTTGGAGAAAGGAGAGTCATCTTCGTTCGGCACCCAAGGAATGATGCAGCAGATTCACCATTCTCTCGATGGAATGTTTGGCAGCGCACCAAATGACAAGACGCTGCGGATGGCGCTTCTCGATGACAGCAGCCAAAAGGACATGACGAGTCAGTCGTTTCAATCGCAATCCAGCGGCAGCAGCTCAGCTGCTGCAGCTGCCGTCAATGATCTTGACTTCTTAGAAACTGATAAAAAAGGAGTTACTCACTTCATTCATGTCGATCGCCAAGGCGTGCGACACCGTTTTCGCAGAGTTTTTCCAGATAACATCATCAACTACTCTCATGTCGTTCCCATGCCTCTTGACGCCAGCGGTGGTGGAGGAGACTCAGGAGGTGCTGGAGGCGCAGGAGCAGCAGGCGGCGACGGCATGAAGATGGGTCAGAAGTCGTTGAAAGACAAGAACCAAAAAGCCAAGATATTCTTCGATTGCACCAAGGACGCCACCCGAGCTTCGGGCAAGATCGTTCAATTGATCATGGGAAGCACCAGCGGTGGAGGAAGTGGCGGTGGAGGTGGCGGTGGAGGTGGCGGTGGAGGCGGCGGCTCAAAGCTCATCACTCACGACTACGTCTTTGAAGCACCGAAAGCAGGCTCCAACGGTGGTGGTGGCAGCAGCAGTGGCAGCCAAAATCAAGGCACTGTGCTGGCTGAGGCTTCTTCCGACAGCAAGTTTTATTGCGGTGGAACGCCGAAGAAAGGCAAGTACGCCTTGATCGTCACCGTCAAGGGTCCGACGATCAACGTGCCGGGGAGGATTGGATGAGAGCCATCACTCCAAGTCCGGTTCCTGATGTACGCCTCGTCCAAAATCTGCTGTTTCCGAAGTACTCAGTCACGATGGACTGGGAAGTTCGCGGTGATGGCAGCCTCGATGACACTGAGGCTCTCGCCACTGGCATCGTCGTCGCTTTAGGGACCAACGGTCTAGCCGACCTGGACGACGAACTTCCTGATCCTGATTCGACAGACCGCGCCGGCTGGTGGGGTGACCTTGACGCCGATGTCATTTGGGACGGGTGGCCCATCGGGTCGAAGCTGTGGCTCATGAGCAGAGCGTCTATCGAGCCAGTTCAGTCGCGTCAAGGATCAACGATCGCTCGCATTCGCAACTACATCTACGCCTGCATTCAGCCTTTCGTCGATCGCAAGATCGCCACGAGCTTCGAGGCTACGATCGCCAGGATCGACAAGCAGCGGGTCGACTCCATCATTCGCATCTATCGCGGTCCGAAGACGATGATCGAACTTCGCTATCAGATCTTGTGGGATGAGCTGTACAGTCATCAGACTCACTCGCGGCCTGCTTCTCCTTATCCATAAAGAGAGTTTCATGCCCTGGTCAACGCCAACGCTTCGTGACGTTAGAACGTTAGTTCGCGACAACATCAGAGCGTCGCTGCCTGGGTCTGACGCGACAATCGCCAACAGCGTTCTCCGCGTTCTCTCTGACACTCAAGGCGCTCTGTGTCACCTCACGCTTCAGTACATTGACTGGCTTGCCCTTCAGCTCCTTCCAGATACAGCGGAGGCAGAGTGGCTCGATCGCCACGGTCAGATCTGGCTCGTCAATGCCGATGGCACAGTGGGACGCAAGCAAGCCACATTGGCCTCCGGCAGCGCCACGGCTACTGGCACGCCAGGCATAGTGATCCCAGCTGGATCATTGCTGGGAAGCAGCAACGGTGTTGACTACGAGACGATGGATCTGATCATCATCGGTGATCTGCCGACGCCGGTCAACATCAGGGCTCTTGATGCCGGCATTCAAGGCAATCAAGTCGAAGGCAGCTTCCTCGCGTGGGCCGCGGCGTTAGACGGAGTCGATGGTACCGTCACCGTCATCGAGATGGACGGTGGCACCGATACCGAGACAGACGATGAACTGCGCTATCGCGTTCTCACGCGCATTCGTCAGCCGCCGATGGGTGGTGACCAAAAAGACTACGTCCAGTGGGCTTTGGCCGTGCCAGGAGTAACGCGCGCCTGGTGTCAGCCCAATGGACTTGGCATCGGGACTATCATCGTCAGGTTCTTGATGGATGACCTCAGACCGCCTGACGGGTGGCCGACTTACAACGATGTTCAAGCGGTCACGGCTTACATGAACACCGTGCGACCGGTCGCCGTGAAAGACTTCTACGTTGAGGCACCGATCAAGCAACCGATCGAGTTCATCATCTCCGAGTTGAACCCTGACTCAGATGATGTTCGCTCCCAGATCGAGGCCAGCATCAGAGACATGTTATTTCAACTCGCCCAGCCAGGCCAGACAATATTTGCTGCATGGAAAAATTTCGCTGTCCTCTCGGCACCGAGTGTTCTCTCGTTTCGATTGGTCAACAACATAGATGACATCATGACAGCGCCTGGCTACATGGCTGTGTTAGGAGACATCGTCTATGTCCCATAGCCTTCAGACGCCTCCGCGTGACGTTCATGTGAGACGCCCTGGAAGCGACTACACGCAGGCGTTCATTGATCTGATGCCTCAAGGTCAGGCGTGGCCGAAGCGAGGCGAGAGCACTCTTGTCGAGACGTCTGAAGGCTTGTGCGAGTATTGGGGCTTCGTCGACTCGCGAGCGGCAGACCTTCTCGAGCGAGAGAGTGATCCGCGGCTGACGATCGAGTTGCTGCCGGATTGGGAACGCGCCTTTGGGCTTCCCGATCCATGCTTTCCTACGGCGACGACGATCGGCCAGCGCCACGCCATGCTGCTGTTGCAGATGACGCTTCTTGGCGCCCAGAGCAGAGCCTTCTTTGAGTGGGTTGCCAATTGGCTTGGCTACTCGATCACCATCGAAGAGTACGCGCCATTCATGGCAGGAGTCTCGAGCGCCGGCGACACGCGCATGCTCTACGATGACACTGGTGATTTTCGCTGGTACATCGGTCCGCCGGAGATGCGGTTTTATTGGTCGATCTTCGTCGTTGGCGTGGAGCTGATCTGGTTTCGCGCCGCTTCTGGCGAAGCCGGTGTCGATCACCATCTTGAATTTGGCTTTCCGACTGAGTTCATCTGTTTGCTCGAGAGATGGAAGCCAGCTCACACAGTCATCGTGCCAGATTACACTGGCATTGGTCCGGGCACTGATCCCATGGCCGGGACGCCTTAAGCGAGGGGTTAAACCAAATGAAATACGTGCCGCCTTATGGCGTCTCTGATCCGAACGCCAGCTATATCAATGGTGATCCGTCGCAAGGTCTGAAAGGATCGATCCCGCCAGCTGCATGCTTCGAGAACCCGCAGCGGGAGATCGTCAATCTTATTAACTTTAGCAAGTTCGTGCCGAGCGACGCGGACCTCAATCAGGTCACCGAGTCGGTGCGAAGCCAAGCAGTGAACTTCTGTCGTGACACAGGAAGCGCCAATACTCTCTCGGTCACTCTCAATCCGCCGCTTCAGGCTTACACGCCTGGACTGCTGCTTCGCGTCTTGATCCATGATACTAACACCACACAAACAACGATCGACGCTGGCTGTGGCAGAGTCAACGTTTTGCGGTCTTCAGGTGCATCGCTTGCCGCCGGTGACCTTGTCTCTGGTGGCCTCTACGACATGGCCTATGACGGCACGAACTTTCAGCTCGTTAACTTTCTCGGCACTGGCACCGTCGGCGATGTCAACAACTATTACATCAACATTCCCTACGCAGTAGACTCTTCGACGACGCCAAACATCGTCACTGCCAACTTCACGCCAGCGATCACGCATCTTGCCGCAGGCCAACCCATCCTGGTGAAAATCGCCAACAACAACTCGGCGGCGAGCAAGATCAACGTCAACACATTGTCACCTGTGACCCTGAAGGCAGTCGACGAGGGAGACCTTCTGCCAGATGACATCGTCGCTGGTGGCGTCTACCTGATGGTTCACGACGGGACGAACTTTGTTCTTGCTCCGAGCAACATCATCACCAGTCAGGCTACTTTCAACATTCCTTCAACGCAGTTCAACACTGTGGCGGCGCTGCTGGCGGCGATTCAGCGTAAGATCATCGGTCCCTCTGGCCATGTCACCATTCAGCTTGCCACCGGTATCTTTCCGCCGATCACGCTGACGCATCCGAGCACCAGTTCGATCTCGATCAAGGGTACGATGATCGGCGCCAAACCTGTCGGCGCCAACTTCGCTCAAAGCGGATCGTCGGCCGGAGCTCGCGCCGGCGATGCTTCTGCCAATCTGGCGATGCTGCGAAATCGCTTTGGTACCGAGATCCAAGTTCCGCACAGCGGTGGCATCGGCGTCCATGCCACATATGGAACCTTTCCCACCGTCCAAGATCTCCTGATCACGACTGGCAACTCTACCGCCACTGGAGCTCAGACGTACGGCATCTACAACGAAGCCGCGTCTTGCACCAACGTCTCGGTGTGGGGCTGCCACGCCGGCTTCTTTTCCGATGCAATGGGCAACATGGTTCTCTATGGCTGTTTCGCCAGCGCCTGCTACTTCGGCTTCGACTCTGGTTCCGGAGGCGTCATCGGCACCGGGCCCACGGGAAGCCAAGGCAACGGCGCCTATGGCTGCGATCACACCGGCTTTATCACTCAGGGTTATGCCAACATGCAGCTCAACACCACGCAGTCGAGATGCAACGGCTACTTCGGCTACTTCTGTTCCGACAACAGCTCCATCTTGGGTTATTCGGTCGATGGCATCAACAACGGATCGCTCGATGCCTACTGCGCCAACGAGGCCCACATGAATCTGGTCGGCATCAACATTCAATGGTTCTCGCCGTTGCAAAATACCATTGGCAACAACAACTCGATGATCCTCACTTCGTAGGGGTAAACGATGCAGTGCTATGTCAACAAGGCCGATCTGATCAACGATCCGGTGCCGGTGCTGGCGTTCTATCCCGACTCTCCTATTCTCGCCAACACCATTCATGGGCCCAATGCCACCAGGCTTCAAGTTCCTAACAATGATCTTGATCAATCGCAATTTCCAATGATCTTGGTCAGCACCTTTCGCAATGACATGGAGATGATGGTCAACTCAGAAGGCGGTCAGCGAATCATAGCCGTCT